TCAAAAATTCATATGTCCCTGACCGCTGTTTAAAGGGTGCGGAGGCACATGATCGACCTGTCCGGGTGTTACGATAAAGCGCACTACGGTTTCATGAGTAACAAAAGTGGTTCCACAGTTAATGTTTTGGCACTGGCAATAACGCTCTTTCGTATTATCTGATACACGAAAGCTACTGCGAGTATGTGCCGCGTGTCCGCATTTCGGACAATTCATCATATCCGTTTCTCCCCAAGTCATTACCCGCAATCCCATAATGATACACGAACATCCATTTTGTGAACATTATCATTCCATTTCTAAATCATCTATCTTTACCTCAAGCTCCAGAGACGTAGTGAAACCATTATCTGCACTGACACTATGCGTCAGGGTGGTAATGGTCCATTCGGCATCATCAATGGGCTGTTTAAAGCCGCTCACCTTCACCGGCATTTCGGTATACAGATCAGCCCTTCCCTCTGCGAGCTGCAGGGAGAATGTTGCTACCCCGCGCTGCAGGCGCTCCCACTGCATCTTTGCCGCTCGCTCTGCATTGCTGCGGTTTGCATAAGTTCTGTTGAGTACCAGCACGTTTTCATCCGTTCCAACCAGGTAATCTCCCTGTTTTGCTTCCGGCTCCTTTGCCGCAGTGGTTTTCTTTCGACGGCGCTTAACCTTTGCCGTCTCTTTTTTCTTTGGCTCACGGGTATGGAGCCAGCTGGCAATTACCCCCGTATAGGCATCGCGATCAGCCAGGGTAAAACGATGACCGTCACCGGCCTGGCGGGTGATGGTGATAACCGGCAGCGGCTTACCGCTTGCCGTTCTGCCCTGCCCCTGGCGGATAAACAACAGATTGCCGTCCTTAACTGAGGCTATCGCACCATACTGCCGCGCCAGCTTCATCAAGAAGCTGGCGTCGCTTTCATTAGTCTGGTCAAGATGATCGACAGGCTTGTCCATCAGGTCCTGGCCCAGCGCCGTCTTTAATTTATGCCTGGCGGCGATTTCCTTCACGACTTCGCCCACCGTTGTCTGGTGCCAGGACTTTTCACGCCGCGTGTTAAGGGTTTCACGGAAATCTGCGCTACGCGCGCGAATTGTGAGACGGTCAGGCGCGCCGCTGTGCTCAATCTCATCGACAGTAAACGCCCCTTTCGGAAAAAGCGGCTGACCTTTCCACCCCAGCGCAAACTGAATAATGGCCCCCCGACGCGGCAGAACGATTAGCCCGTCCGAGTCGTCCAGTTCCAGATCAAGCTGGTCCGCTTCAAAGCCCCGGTTATCCGTCAGCGTCAGACTCATCAGGCGCGCATCCAGAACGGTAGTCACATCTTTACCTTCAATGATGATACTGAAACCGGGAGTTTTGCTGTACAGGTTCAGGAGATCAGAGCTGAAATTCACTGCAGTAACCCTCCAACCGTATTTTTCATATTGCCTATCGCAGAGGTGGCAGATTCCTGCAAATTACTGAGCTGGTCGCTGAGGCTGCCGAACATATCAGACAGCGACTCATCCACCCGTTTCAGACTCAGCGAAAATTCGATGCGCCGGGGCATACCGCTCTCAAAAAATTCTGTTTTTGTCTGGCTCAGACTCTCGATCACAAACATGCCGTAAATCGTCCCGCTCCCCTCAATCAGAGGCCAGGCTTTTCCCAGCTCCGCCATCTGCTCCAGCGCCAGCAAAGACAACCTGCCGCCGGTAATCTCCGGCAGCAGGACACCGGACAGAGTAAGCGTATCGTTATCCGGTCCAAGAAACTGCGTTGACGGGCGCCGGTTAACCCGGCTGTTGGCTGCGTGCCGCCAGCTGCGCTGATACTGCAGCTCCTGATAGGGCACTGTTCGCAGCATGAATACGTACAACCCCAGCACCATCATCATTATTCGTAACCCCCTCGATCACTGAAATTACTGCGTGTTTTTGCCCTGGCCCTGCGCTCACGCTCATCAAGCTGCCGGGCCACCTCGCGGGCGATATCCTGCGCGCTTTGCCCTGGCTGCGCGACAATATGAATTGGCGCGCTTATCTCGTACTTAATTACCTGCGGCTGTCTATCTTCCTTCGGCGCCGGCGCCGGTTGCGTCCTGACAGGCACACTGTACGGATGAAGTGGTGCGGCTTCTGCCGGGGCAGCCGCCAGGCCCATTACGCCAGCAACCACGGAAGCGAACATCTTCTGGCGCATAGCCATCGGGTCAGCCCTGTTATCCGTGATTTCCATAATGGCCGGTGCTGGCATGACGGCAGCAGCGATATCAGCCAGCTCCGCAGCACGATCCCGACCAGGAAGTTTTACCGGGGCGTTAACAATCTCAGGAGGCAGTATTAACCTGCTTTCAGGCCGTTGCTCCGGGCTGGCTGTTACATCACGAACGGGGCTTACTGTTGCCGCCAGTTTCACCAGTTCAGTAGTGCGATTGATTACCGGAATATTTGCCGGACCGTTCACACTATCAGGCGGCAGAACTATCCCGCGTTCAGGACGTTGCTTAGCGCTGACCGGTTCCGTCCGGGAAGGATTGAGCGTTGCCGCCACCCTCGCCAGATCAGCAGTCCGTTTCCTGCCGGTGACATTGGCGGGTCCGTTAACAATCTCTGGGCCATTCTCGCCCACGATGCCGAACTGGCCGCGCGGAATGGTACCGCCGCTGTCGTACATGCCAGCAAAACCCATCGTCGGGAATCCGCCAGGCGGCATCACCACTTTACCGTCTCTGTTGACCGTAGCTGGCTGCTGCCGCGTGACCTGTTCAGGAAGCTTCGCTTTGGCCGCCTCCTTGCTGACAATGCCGAGTTTTTCAAGCAGCCAGGACACGCCCGATTTAAGCGAATCCAGCGGGTGCATGACCATGTTCAGCCCTGCCGCCAGCGCTTCGCCAAACTGCCGCCCCATCGACGCCGCGCTTTGCAGTTCTGCAGAGGTGGATTTAACCGGCGTCAGCAGATCAGTAAACCAGCCCCACAACGCCTGGACCTTGTCACCTATCCACTGGAAAACAGGCTGCAGTGGCTCAAACGCCGCACTGATAGGCGCAGCTGCAGCTTTGAATCCTTCAACCACTCCACCTAAAAATGCGCTTATCGGCTGCCAGTATTTCCATACAACCAGCGCCACGCCAGCCAGCGCCGCCACGACCAGACCTATCGGACTAAGCAGGGCGCCCAGCAATCCAGAAATCCCGTACAGCGCAACGCGAAGGAGGGCCAGCGGGCCGGACGCCAGAAAACGCAGCACGCCACCGGCTGCGGATAATCCCCCGCGCAACGCGGCCAGCGGATTCATTACCATGCCGATAATGTTGCGAATACCAGACATTCCGCCGCGAAGGACAGCAAGCGGCGCACCGGCCAGCGCTTTCAGCGCATTGCCAGCCAGCCCGGCAGAACGGCGCAGGGAGTTAAGGGGAGACGTCAGCAATCCGGCGCTGCTGCCGGATGCCGCCAAGCCACGGCGCAACAGGGAAAGCGGCGCATTTGCCAGCCAGGACAGCGCACCTCCGGTGCGGGCCACTGCAGACATAACGGATGGGAGTGTTTTTACACCCAGCACGGACAGACCTAAACGGATCACCGCCAGCGGCCCCAGCACGGCAGCCACGGCCACCGCCAGCGTGCCGAGTACAACGGTTATCGCAGCAGTGGCAGCCGCCACTTTCATCAGCGTGCCCGCCAGCTGCGGGTTAGCCTCAACCCATCGACGCAGTGCCCCGGTAACGCTTTTGACGTACCCCATGATATCCATCAGCGGCTGGCGCAGGGTTTCACCCAGGCTACTGAAAGCGTTCTGCGCGCCCGTTTTAACAAGCAACCACTGCGCGGAAAGTGAATCCTTATTGATATCGGATTCTTTCTGCATGGAGCCGTTAGCCTCAGTGCCTGAGGTTAGTTTCAGCTGTCGCTGCAGCTCCGGCAGGTTATTTGCCAGCTTCGCCGCATCGTCGCCAAACTCCTTACCAAATATCATCGTCATGGCGGACAGGCGCTTGTCCTGCGGCAGTTTGTTGACCTTCTCCAGCACGCGCTGAATGGTCCCCATTGCGTCCTTTGTCATCTGCTTTTCAATCTCTTCTGGATTGAGTTTCAGCAGATCCATACCTTCCATGAACCGCTTGCTCTGCATGGTTGCAATCGACAGTTCACGTACCATCGCATTTGATGCGCTGGCGGCAATTTCAGGCGCGGCGCCCAGAGACAGGAAGGTGGAACCCAGCGCGGCCGCCTTGCGGAAATCAAGCCGGTCAGCCACACCGCCCATGCGCTGCAGCACATTGATGATATCGCCGCCCTTAGACATGGCGTTATCGTCCAGGTAGTTCAGGGCATCGCCAAGCTGTTCAATATTTCGGGTCGGCACTTTATACAGCTGCGCGATTTTCCCCAGCCCCTCCGCCAGCTCATCAGCGGGCAGCTCGAATGCCGTTGCGGCCTTTGCTGCAGTGGATGCAAAGGCCAGCAGGTCACGCTTCTGGTCTTCGTAAGAATCGTTCTGGTTTGTCACGCCCATGCGGGCGCCACCTTCAACCAGCGCGGCATAGTCAATGGCGCCATTCTCCATCGGCAGCTGTTCACTGGCGGCCTTGATGGCATCCTGCATGTCGTAAAACTGTTTTGTGCGGTTGCCGTTGTCGTCCCGCAGCCCGTTAACCTGCTTTGCAACGCCTTTCATCGCATCTTCCATGCTGGCATAGCTTTTAACGGCTGCCATCACCGGCGCGCCCATCGCCAGCCCGGCGGCAGTAGTCGTTGCTCCCGCGCCCGCGATACGATCCCGCACCTCAAGACGCCACGAATACTGATCGCGGACGGCGTTCATACGGGCCTGCTGCTCACCCAGGCGTTTAAGGGATTTCTGCTGTCGTTCCAGCGCCTGCCGGGTTTCGTCGGCATTCTGCCGCAGCTCACGCTGCGCACTGCTCAGCTTTTTGGTATCCAGCCCGGCCTCATTGAGCGCAAGACGCTGACGCTGCACCGACTGACGCAGGCCGTTATATTTGCTCTGCAGCTCGTTAACACGGTTTTTTGCCTGCTCAAGCAGACGAGCCTGCGCCGCCGTCGGTCGGTTAGTTGCCGAGAACTGCGTGGCAAGTTTCGCCGCTTCTTCGCGTGCGGCTTTAAGACTGTTGCCGGTGATGGCGAGCTGCGCGCTTGCCTTGCGGAAACCGTCAATACGGCCCGCCTGGGCGTCCAGTTCTTTTAATCTTGCGCGGCTTTGCTGAATGGCGGTAGCCAGCTCTTTAGAGCTGGCCTGCGCTGATCGGAATGGGCGGGTGAGCTTATCAACCGCATTTAGAATTACCTGCAAACGCAGGTTAGTGTCACTCATCGCTGGCCCCGCTTCTCTGAATCGCTTTATGCCGCCACTCCAGCACTTCGGTCAGCGGCATAACGTCAGTGACGGACGGCGGCCAGTGAAAAATGGTGGCGATATCAGCCACCAGGTCTTCTACCGTCAGGCTGTCGGCAAACCGGCAAGCACCGATTTCTTCAACAAAAAAGTGACCACCTCAACCGACAGCGCGGTGAGATCGGCGGGGTCCATTTCAGCCATTTCCTGAGCGGTCAGCGCGGGCGTGGAGATGCGGGGAATAATCGTCATCATCGCGCCGACGTCCATATCCATGATCGCCTGCAGACGGGTGCCACGCAGCGCGCCGGACTGCGGCTTGCGCAGCACAATTTCGGCAATTTCGGTTTTACCGCGTTTGATTGGGGTGTCCAGCTGTACGGTTTTTTCAGTCAGTTGTTCGCTCATTGTCATTTCCTGTTAATAAGGTACTGGCGCGGCTGCCCGCGCCTTTAAGTAGATCAGAGGCCCAGGGCGTTGCGGTGTTCTTCCATCAGGTCCACGCCATCAACGATTTCAATCATGTTGATCACATCAACCTCATACAGCACCTCGCCGTTAATGGTCAGCTTCGCGTAGCTGTTGGTGCTGCTGACTTTTGTGGTGTTGCTCTCGCCGGTTTTCCATTCGCCGGAATCGACCTCTTTATGTCGCCCGCGCACAACCAGCTCAACGGCCTGCACTTCGCCGGTATCGTCACGCTGAATGGAGCCGGTGAAACGCAGCTGGATGCCGTCAACGGTGGCTTTACCCATCTGCTTGAACAACAGCAGTTCGGTGCCGCCGATTGAAAATTCCGTGTCCAGCGCGCCATCATCCAGCCCCAGATCAATATCCGCCGAACCGGGCATACCGCCGCCGCGATACTTTTCAAACTTGCGGCCAAATTTAGGCAGGGTCAGGGACTCAACAATCCCCTGATAGTTATTCCCGTCGTTAAACAGGTTCAGGTGTTTTAACTTGCGTGGTAAAGCCATTTTGTCCCCTTATGCGCTGACCTGGCTGGAGAAATCCAGCAGATACTGATCGGTGATGCGCTGGCGCAGCATCAGGTTTTCCAGAGGTGGTACCGGCGTATAGTCGTAATCGATAGTGAGCTTCCCGGCTTTCAGGGAATCTTTATCGTTTACAGACTCATCCAGCCAGCAGTCGGCGCCGATGATGTAGCCCTGCGTTTTCAGGTTGCGCAGTTTGGCGCGAATACCTTCGATAATGTCTCGGGCCAGCGACGGATTAAGCACGCCATCCACCGCCCACATGTGCGCTTCTGCGATGGTGTCAGCCAGTACCTGCGCGGTGCGGGTGTAGTTTTCAAAGGCAAACAGAGGATCGTCACTGAGGCAGCGGGAACCCCAGAAGCGAAAACCGTCTTTGCGGATCAGCGTGGTGACATCGTTCTGGTTCAGCAGCCCCGCATCGGTTGCCGGGTCCTGCAAATCCCAGAACACATCCGCAGAAATGCCGGTGACGCCGTTCACGCCTACGTTGGACAGGGATTTGTGCCAGCCGGTCTGTTCGTCAATTTTGGCACGCAAGCCAAGCGCACGGGCTGAGGCGTAAGCCGTTGCGTCAGCATTCAGCACGGTGTCAAAACTGATGAAATCAGGCCAGATCAGCATTCCCTCGCGCTGGCTAAAATTAGCGCGGTAGGCAATGGCCTCCTCTACCGTTTTGCAGCCGTAGGCTGACAGATAGGCGAACCCGCGCAAACTCTGCGCCACGCTCAGCAGCTCAGTGGCAACCGCCTGCGTGTCATGCCCCGGCACGCCCAGAATGCGCGGCTTAACGCCGAGCTGAGACTGCGCAGATAACAGCGCTTTCATACCCGTTTTTTTACCGTCAGCTGTCACGCCGCCGATAATGTTGGAGGTTGTCTCCGCTTCGGTTTCACCCTGTGCAACGCGCACAACGACGGTCACGGGTTTAGCTTGATCGGCAATTGCATCCAGCGAGCGGGCCAGCGTGCCAGACTCGCCTGCTTTACCGCTGGCGGTCAGCACGTCGGTGAGCAGGACCGGTTTATTGAGGGGGAACACGGACGCATCTGCATCATCGCCGGTACAGACCATACCGACAATTGCCGTGCTTACTGTTGAAATTGGGCGGGTGCCATCGTTGACCTCAACGACGCGCACACCGTGGTGATAATCCTTAGCCATAAGGCAGCCTCTCCGATTTACAGGGGGAGTGCCTATGTTCTGGTTGATATGCGCGCGGCGCACGCGCCTGGCTATGTGTGGGGAATGACACAATGAAAGGGATAAAAAAATCCCCGCAAACGCGGGGCAGATTCATTTTTCAGGGCGGCTGGGCCAGTTCACATCAGGTGCAGCAGATATATCTACCGCGTCCAGCGCATCAAGATAATCAAGCCATTTATTAAATAACTGCTCATCTGCATCCGACAAGCGTCCTAGTGCCAGTTTCGAAGGCCACTGGTTGCTATCAATATAATTATTGGCATCACTGATTAATGCCTGCTTCAGGATTTCAGCTTTCTGTACAAGCTCATCGTGAGTGGGTTCAGGCTCTGGTGGCGCGCTAAACCTCTCTCCGTCATAAGTCCAGCCAATACCCGCTGTTAGTCCTTCTAAATTAACCACAGTGTAATCGTCAAAAATATCTCCATTTTCATCCCAGATAACAACGTTTTCAACGACACCATTTTTGATTAACGCATAGTTTCGCATCAGGCATATTCCTCAATGATGACAATTCCGTTACTACCGTGTCCACCTGCCGTTGCTGACGTTCCCTGTGCATACACAGTAACAGACCCGGCACCACCGGCGCCAAAGCCCCAACCATAACCGCCCTGTTGATTTGCGGTATAAGCCGAACCGCCAGTTCCCAAAATTGAAGATCCGCCATGACCACCTTTAGCTGTCCCTGTAGATAAAGACATCTGTCCGCCGCCCCCCTCTCCGGGAATTGAAATAAAAATATCGGTTCCTGTGCATTCTTTTCCTGAGTTGCCCAAATCAGATACAAGGCTGTTGTTAGCTGGTCCTGACGCCCCCATACCACCACCATTACCGCCTGGCGCTGTGATATAACTACCAAATGAGGACGAACCTCCGTCTGTTCCTGAACTTCCAGCAGAGCCAATTCCGGCACTCCCGACGATAACCGCGACAGATAATACTGAGGCGACATCAATCAATGTCGTTTCACCATAACTGCCACCTCCACCTCCACGCCCGGCTGCTAAATAGCCTGAAACGGTAGAGGCGGCAGCGCCACCACCTGCACCACCTGCGCCAACGAGCCTGACCTTAACAAACCTCGTACCTGCTGTTGGTGTGTATGTTCCACTCGAGGTGAATTTCTTAATACTGACGAGTCGACCAACCATCCCTGAAGAATTAACTAAACCAAGGTATTCGATAATCCCCGCGGCGGTCTTTCCCGACAAAGTTATCAGCGTGCTATCAAGAGGCTGTTTGCCTGCGAGGGCATTTGTCATGGTAGTTGCAAAGTTAGGATCGTTTCCTAACGCCGCCGCCAGCTCATTCAGGGTATCAAGCGCCGCAGGTGATGAGCCAACAAGCGCAGCCAGAGCTGATTTAACGAAAGCAGTGGTGGCAATTTGCGTATTGTTGACAGTCTGCGCAGCTGTCGGCGCCGTCGGCGTTCCGGTCAGGGCGGGGCTTGCCAGTGGGGCTTTTAGTGCAAGCGCGTTATTGATGGTGGTGCTGAAATTTGGATCGTTGTTGATAGCCGCCGCAATTTCTTTCAGCGTGTCCAGCGTAGCCGGGGCGCCATTCACCAGGGCGATCAGAGCCGCCTGCACAAACGCAGTTGTGGCAAGCTGAGTGGTATTGTTACCTGCAGCTGCAGTCGGGGCTTTTGGGGTGCCGGTAAACGTCGGGCTGGCTTTTTGCGCATATTGCGTATGTGGATCAGCCGCTGCAAGATGCGCCGCCATTATCTCATCTACATACACCTTTAGTTCCAGCACCTTGTCATCCACATATTTTCGGGTAGCCAGCACTACGGACGGATCAATTTTCAGAGTAATGTTATCGGTGCTGCTGGTAATCAGTACCATGCGCACTGTCTGCGTGCGGCCGCTTCCCTCTGCCAGCTGCGGCTTATAGCTCTCCGGGCAGTTCCCCACTGCGATCAGCGCGCCCGTTTCATCGAACAGCCCAACTTCACGAATCCACCAACCGCCCTCAGTTTCAGGAATCACCTGCTCAGCAATAATCTGGCTACTGTTCTGCGGATCGATGTAAAGCATGTTCAGGTCAGCGCGCCGCTTTTCGGAAACCAGCGTCGTCTGTTGTGCGCTGGGAGTTGGAAGCACGCCGCCGCCATCACCCACTGCCATCTGGGTAATTTTCAAAGGCACACCGAGCGCGGCAGCGCTTGCCAGTTTCGCCGCGCCAATATCCGTCAGCAGGGTATAAAATTTTGCGCTCATGGGTTCACTCTCATTGTGTCAATAACATGGACGGCGCCGCCCTCGTAGGCAGTGCCACCGGAAATGATGGTTTCGTTGATATACGGGTAAATCGTGATTTCTTCGCCTGTGTAAGTGGCAGCCCCAACGAAATATGGTCCGCTCGTCTGCAGGTTTATGGACATGCCGATCAGATGCCGGCTGCAGGGTTTGGCGTCACCAATCAGGCGCTCCAGCTCCAGATAGGTTTCCTCTGTTATGCCCTGGTCCTGCACCCCGATATCCAGGCGAAACGTGCCCGGCGCCTCGCCGGTCTGCCACCATTCAATGATGCGGATCAGAAAGCCGAACGGCTCCACCACACGCCGCACCGCACTGGTTGTGCCCTTGTGCTGATGGATATAGAAAGCATCCTGCACCACACGGCGCTTCACGCTCTCCGCCCATCCTTCGTCCCAGCGATCAACCGAAAAGGCCCACGCCAGATACGGCAGAAACTTGACCGGGCATGTTGCCGGGTTCCATAAATCCCGCAGCGGCACCTGCAGATCGGAAATTCCGCTGCAGGTCTGCGCCAGGCGGCGCTCAAGCGGCGATGAACCAGGAGGAAGCAGACTATTCATCCGTTCCCCCGTTGGTTACGCTCCATTCCGTACATGAAGCGGCTTGTGTCTTATCCAGCACCACATCAGCGAGCGGCGAGGCCAGTTCAACACGTTGCACACCTTCAACATGCAGCGCGGCATAAATAGCACTGCGGCGAATATCACGCCCCAGCCTCGTCTGGCTGGCGATATATTTCTGCAGGCTGGCTTTTGCCGCCTCCATCACCGGCTCAGCTTCTGGCCCAGGGTAAAGAAAGATCGTCGCATCCACGCTGTACGGAATGATTTCAGCGCTGCGCACAGTCAGACGGTCAGCAACCGGCCGCACGTTCTCACTGTTAAGCGCCTGTTCAACCACTGCCAGCAGATCCGCCGCTGCCGTTCCGTCGCCCTCACGGCTCAGCACGGTAAGCACCACCTCCGCCGGTGCCGGGCTGGTTGCGCTGGCGTCAGCCACTCGCCCGTCAGCGCTTTTAGCGTGAAACTCGTAAGCTCCCGTTGGGCCTGCAACTGACAGCCCTTCAAAAGCTGCAGGAACACGCTGACGCAGAGCCTCATCACTTTCCATCACGGCAGCAACCGGCGGTACCGCGTCGTTATCTGCAGGAATAACCGTCAGACGTTTTACGTTGCAGTTACCGGCCAGCTGATCGAGATCACTCCCCATGGAATAAGCCACCATGACCGCCTGCGCCGCCTCGTTAATGCGCTGACGCAGGAGGATTTCACGATACGCATTTTCCTGCAGGAGCTTGGACACGGGTTCAGACTCCAGCTCAAGCGTGCGCCTTACCGCGTCCTGCTCGTCTGCCGGATAAAGGGCTACAAACGCGGCTTTCCGTTCGTTTAGCAGCGTTTCAAAATCTGGCACATCCACTATTTGCGGGGCGGGCAGCTGGGAAAGGTCAATGACTGCCATTGTCTGCTCCTGTTGATACCGAAAGTGAAACCGGCGCGCCGTTATCACGCTGCCCGGCAAGCTCAACCACCATCGAACCATCAAAACTGCTGTTTATGGTGATGGAATCCAGGGTAAGCCGTGGCTCCCAGCGACTCAGTGCCACATAGACGGCAGACATTACCTGCAGGCGTAGCGCCGGGTTCTGCGGCTGGTCTATCAGTTCAGACAGAAGCGAGCCGTATTCCCGCCGGGCAATACGGCTCCCCTGCGGGGTCAGCAGAATATCCCGGACCGACTGGCGCAGATGGTCCGTGTCGGTAATAGACCTGCCGCTGCTCTGACTCATGCCGATATAAAGCGTCATACCGGGCCTCCTGATGTATCGCCGCCGGACTTAACGCCGGTATGACCGTGTTTATCGACTACGATCCCGTTAGAACTCATGGCGCCGCCGCCCTGGGTGACGCCACCATTGATCACCACCTCGCTGTTTATGCGCGTGTTGCTTGCTTCCACCACAAATTCCCCCGTTTTCAGGGTTATGTTATCTGCAGCCTCGATCACCATTGATTTGATGCCCCGCACATGCCAGCGGCCGGTCGCAGGTTCATATTCAAACCAGCCACCGTCCGGGTATTCCGTTACGCAGCCGTCCACTGAGTCCGACGGCGGCGCGAACTGGTTGGAATAGATCGCAGGTAATGCAAAAGCGGTTTCCAGATTGCCGCCCATACTCAGCACCACCACCTGCTCATCCGGCGACGGGCACCACCATGTACGGGCACCGCCTGCGCGAAGTGTCAGCCAGTTAATCCAGTTGGTTTCAAGTTCGCCCACTTTTACCCGGCACAGCCAGTTTTCCCGGTCCACTTCGGTTACGGTGCCGGTGCGGATCAGGTTGGTGATAAGGCGCATGATTTCGGTTAGTTGTGCGTTCATAACGAAAGGTTGCCATCAGAGGGAAAAGGGAGGCAGCGTTGGGTTTTGTGCCGTCCGTGACACAAATTTCACTCCGACAGCCAGCGCAACAGCGTGTCACGGGTGATGGTTTCCACCTCATCATTCACGCCCAAAAGACGGCGTGCCGGGTACCGGGCCTCCGGGCCGTTGCGTCTGACTCGATCACGCAGACCATAATGGTGAACACGGGCGATGCGCTGGACTTTCCCATCAAACTGCACGCTGGCAGAGTCCGCAGTAGCTGCGGTTTTCAGGTATTTAGTGGTGCGCAATTTGGCGAACATCTGGCGCTTGATGCGCCCCTTTTTACTTCTGGCCGTCACCCGGCGCGGCTCAAAGGTGGTGCCGTCTGGATTACGCTGCAGCCTGATATTTTGCTGTTGCGACCGGCGCAGCTCCTGCGCCAGTTGTCGCATCATACGGTTGCGGGCTGCCGGTTCCAGATTCGCCAGCAAGGCCGCCAGCCAGTCATCCACCCTCTGCAGGTCATCCACGTTTCACCGTCCACATTTCTTCGGGTACGTCGGGTTCCGGCACCGCTTCAACGCTCGATACGGTGCCGTCTGTGCTGACAATCACGCGCTCCGTGAGCTGCAGATTGAGGCTGATATCACACAGATCGTTGCTCAGGATATCGACGTCAAAGGTAAAAAGTTTTTCGCGCAGCTCCGGGTTGTTGATAGCGTCCGGTTGATTGGTCATTAACCAGAGCAATACGGGCGCCATCACTAAATTCTGGTTGCCGTTAAAGTCTTCAATCACCACATTCAGGGTGTAGCGATATTCCCATGACATTGAACGGGCGCCGGTTGCGACCAGCGAACCGTTATCAACAAAAAGGTGCAGTTTGTCCGGGTTGTCACGGACATACGCCACCGATTTATTCAGGGCGTTGCGTAAGGACTGCGGCTTGTTCACTGTCTCGCTCCTGACACGCTATGATCGTGTCCACTTTGTCGGCACATACTGCCCAGGCGGCCTCAGTCTCATCCAACACCTGGTTCAAATCCCCATTACTGCGCGGCGCTGACCTGTCCAGGCGGCATTGCGTCACTTTTGGACAACCACTCACGGTAAGCTGCACCTCCGGCGAGGGCCGGGCGCTCCCGCAGCCGGATAATGTCAGCAGGCAAAGGAGTGTCAGCCCAGCGGCGTAAATCCTCGTTTTCACGTTTTAGCTCCTCGATCCGGCGCTGGCGACTCCGCAACAGCGAGGAAGTCTCCTCCGCTGCAGCATAAAGTTGCATCTGCGCCCGGCTGTTGGTTTCGGTAAGAATGGACAGGCTGATGAGCTGGCTGTTTTTCTTCGCCAGCTCCTGCTTGTTCTTTTTAAGCGCCTCAGCCTGCGTCCCGATGGTGTGACCGGCATTGTTAAGCCGCCATGACTGCCAGCCCAGCAACGCCAGCACCAGAGCCAGGATCACCGCCAGCGCGCGCGTCATGCCCCTGCCCCTTTAAGACACCAGGCAAGCTCACGGGCGCGCCTGTTTTCCAGCCCTTTATTCCGTTGACCATTTACATAAATCCAGCGGGGGAGCTGGTTGCACGCCTGCCACCATTGCTGGCGATTGATGTAAGAAACCATTGTTGACCGGCAGATGGCCCCCGTTCCGACATTAAAACCGATACTGATCAGGGCATCGTAAACATGCTGAGGTGGCTTAACCTGCAGGCAGGCTTCAATCCTTTTTTCCGTCAGCAACACGTTATTAATCAGCCCCTGCGCGGCCTGTCGCTCCGTTATGGTTTTGCCCGGTACTACCCCGGACGTATTGCCGATCCCGTCAGTCCATACCCCGGCGCTGCACTGGTATGGCTGGAGGCGACACCCTTCGAAATCAGCAATCAGTTTCAGCCCCTCGACGGAGGTATGAAGCGACTGAAAGCCCGGCAGCGTGGCGGCAATCGCCAGCACCGCGCCGACCAGGCAACGCTTAACGATTGAAGGACTCATATTCCCCCCTGGATATTCTGCCGTCCCGCAGCAGTTGGTAGGCTTTCCAGCGTAAATAACAGGTCACCGCTGCAGTAATAATCCCCAGCGCAAGACCGGTGATGGTCGACACATCTTTAAGAGACAAATCGCCTAGCCATGCCAGAAGCAGGGCAACGCAGTAAGTGATAAAGGCGCTGATTCGTTCGAGCGTCATAGTTCAGTCCCATAACTGGACAGTCTGCGCAGTGGTTGACGCCGTAATGTCCGGCAGCTCCACCTGCAGCCCGTGCGGTAAAAAGGGGCCATATTCAGCCAGCCCCGGATTCGCCTGCAGCACCTGTTCAGTGACTCCCTGCGTGCGCCCGTAATGGCGCCAGCAGAGTGCGTCCACCGTGTCATACTGATGCGCACGCACTTTCATCAAATCAGCTCCACCGTCATATGCGGCATATCGCGCAGGCGGGACTCCGCCCAGCGCACATCGCGCCACAGCTCGCCTAAGGTTGTTTCGATATCTTCGGCTTTCTTGCTCCCGTCGCCGGTTGCGTCAAAATCGCGATAGCGCTCAACCAGATTTGCTTTTGCCCAGCAAAACACCGCACGGCGATACAGCATGAGCCGCTGGCTTTCGCCGTCGATCACATCAGAAGGGACATCGGCCAGGCTCGCATACCCTTGCGCCCGTTGTTTCTCGCGGAACTCATAAAGATCGGCGTTAACCTCAGCAATCGCTGTCAGCAACGCCAGACGCAGGCGTGGATCGGTGACACTCCCATCCATGCGCATATCACGGCGGAACTCTGAAACCCTGACATCAGGCCAGAAACTGGTGTTTTTAATAACGTCCTGGGTACTTTCCCCGGCCTGTTCCGGCGAAACGAATTGCATATTTCTGGCACTCCCAAATAGTTGGGCGGTGGACGGGGTTTTGACGCGGCATAAAGCCTGTCGCCACCCCGTGCCGCCCCGCGCGTTGGCACGATTCGTTAAGCCGACATTGCCTGTCGCAATCGGCTTTCAAGCTTGTTGATTTCGGTTTTGACGCCAGAACTGTTATCCAGCTGCAGGGCACGCTTCAGATGGTTAAGTGCCGCCACTGCCTGATCGTTATCCCGCAGCGCGTAGCCCATCGCCTTATGAAGTCGGGCGCGGGACTGATCCGGCATATCCTGACCTTCAACGATATCGAGCACCTGGGTAAGAATGGCGGCACTGAATGATTCACCGGCAGAAAAAGCGCGCATTGCCGCATCGGCAAACTCTTCGGCAACAGCAGTCCCGCAGGTCCGGTTGAAGCGCTGCGGCAGGACCCAGCCGTGTTTAATGGCATGACGGGCAATGTCCAGCGCACCGGTATAGTCTCCGGCATCAATGCGCCAGATCATGATGTACATCGCCACGTCGTCCTGGCCCGACGCGTCAGCATCCAGCAAACCGGCAATCCATGAGGCATAAGCGGGAAGAAACTCACGTTTGAGCTGAGCCTTGCGCTCATTTGACTGGACGGTTTTAAGGCGCCTGCGGTGTTCTGTCAGCTGTAACAGCATCTGGTTGTAGCCCGTCAGGCTGGCATTACTGCCGCCCTGCCGGGCGGCATCCTGTGCCTGTACATACTGAGTGTGAGCACGGAACGGATTCATTTATCACGCTCCGGCGCCAGCACCGCCAGCTGCCTGCGCATCAAGCGCGCCTTTCACCGCTGCCGTGACGATTTCCTGGATGGCTTCAGTTGTCAGCGCTGGGCTGGCATTGCCATCTGCCTGCACGGGCAACAGTTCGATGTTCTCAACCAGGCAAACGCCGTCGTAATCTTCGACAACATACGCCTCGTTAACGGACTCGAAGTTCTCCACGCGGTCACGCTTCGGATTGTCGATGACCGAACGGCGGCGGGAGCCTGATTGCCAGTAAATAGACAGGTTATCCAGGCGGGTGATCAGCATGGCATTCGCCGGGAAGAACGGCGCACGAACGGCCGGGAGGTTGCCGATACGCTTCTGGCTGACGATAAGATCTGCCGCCAGCGTTTCGCTGTTTGGCTGGTCACGGTTGACGATCGGGAAATATTTATCCGCCAGTAACTGGCGCCCGACGATAACCACAAGCTCCGTATCTTCCTGATACCATGGCGCGATTTTCTCATTCACGGCGCCCATAACCAGCGCGTCCAGATTCAGGAAATCACCGCCTTTACCGACACGGATAGTCTGAGAAATAACCTCGCCTTCGGACACGATCTTATCCATCACCTGAACGGGTTTCTCCTGGCGGATTTTTTCCAGCCAGCCGATATTCACATCCTGCAGCAGTGGATAGGTCGCGCGGTCTGACGTTTTTTCACGCTTCACGCCGTTGAAGCCGATCATGATGCGGTCAAGCGCCTGGCGGGTAATGATGGCGTCACGGATGCGCGTCTGGAAGTCCTGGAACTTAGCCCATAAATCTAGCTTCGCATAAGGCAAAGCCGTATCAGAGTTGGTCTGGGTACACTTGTACCCTTCACCGTCGATGTAGGTCGGATCAACGGGTTCACGGTCTTTCTGGGTGGTATCAGTATTTCCGGCAATACTGGAACCAATACCCAGCCCCAGACGCTCGCCGGACTGCTCATCAACCGGGATAATGTTGATTTTCTGCAGGAACGAGGAAGACTCCTGGATTTTCGTTTCCAGCGTCTGCGCCACTGACGGCTCAGCCGTATATTTCGAGGCGATATCGCTCACAGATACGCCGTTGAGTTTGGCGAGCTGCGTCAGATAGCCGTTGTATTTAAAACGTGTCTCTTTTTTCATTGTGCTTTTGCTCCGTCAGCAATCGGTGGTTTGTTCTGCGCCGTTATTGCCGGTCGCATTAGGGCGGCGTTCGCTGCGGCTGTCCTGGGTGGAAAGCTGCTCACGCAGGGTGGAGAGTGCGCTGGTTGTCTCATCAACAACCTTTTGCATATCGCTCAGCTTGTTGCTGAAATCGGCCTGATGGGTGCTGACCTGCTCCGCCAGCGTCTGATGCTCACGCGCGATGGTTTCAACAGCCTGATTCACATCAGCAAAGCGGGCGTTATCATCGGCGCCTTTGCGGGACAGCAGCTCTTTCACGCGGGTAAACAGGCTGGTTTTTTCCGGCACGTCCTCAAACTCGATCAGCGTTTCAACAGCAGCGGTAAACAGGTTGTCCTTGTCCAGCTTGCGGCGCGCCAGGGGGTTATGTTCTGCGCTGGCGCTGAACTGCAGCATTTCAGTGCCGAGGCTTGCAGGATCGTCAGTAATCGCCAGGCCAACCAGATAAGCGGAGCCGGTATCGGCAAAGCTGGTGTTAACTTCCATTGAGGTGAAAAGCTTCTGCCAGTTGCTGGTCATCGTGACCAGATCGTCCGTCGGGGCAATCCAGCCATACAGCGCCATTTTCCCGGATAATGCCCCTTCGGTGATTTCTTCCGCTTCCAGCTTTTCCACCATGCCAAAACGACGGAAAGGCCCATCAGGGGTGAAACCCTTGATGTGTTCCATATTGATCAGCGCGGTGTATACCTGCGGGTTATAGCTCGCTGCCATCTGGGTGAGCCATTCACGCTCAATAACGCGCCCGTCAGTAGTGGCCCCTTCGACCCCAATACGAAAACGCTTAGATTTTTTTGCCATCGGTCCGGCTCCGGTTAGTTAGTTCGTAACACGTTCAGAGCCTTATGTTTGCGGTGATGGGCGCGTGTAAACAACGCGTTGGGCTTGTGCGAACGCCCACACAATTCGAAGCCGGGGAAAGTGCTGATTTGAGGCCGTATGTTTGTGCCATGACAACACTGACCCCCGCAGACCTCGATCCCCGTCGTCAGGCAATGCTGATGTACTTTCAGGGATACCGCGTAGCCCGCATTGCTGAAATGCTGGGCGAGAAAGTTGCAACCGTTCACAGCTGGAAAAAACGCGATAAGTGGGGCGAATATGGCCCACTGGATCAGATGCAGCTCACCACCGCCGCACGTTACTGCCAGCTCGTCATGAAGGAGCAGAAGGAAGGCAAGGATTTTAAAGAAATTGACCTGCTGGCGCGTCAGTCCGAACGACAGGCCAGGATCGGCAAATTTAACAATGGCGGAAATGAAGCAGACCTGAATCCGAACGTGGCGAACCGCAATAAAGGCCCGCGCAAGCCACCGGAAAAAAACTTGTTTACCGACGAGCAGATCGAAAAGCTGGAAGAGATTTTCCGCGCCGGTATGTTCGAGTACCAGCGCCACTGGTGGGACGCTGGCATCAAGCACCGTATTCGCAACCTCTTAAAGTCACGCCAAATCGGTGCAACCTACTATTTCGCCCGTGAAGCGTTGATAGACGCGCTCACCACGGGGCGAAATCAAATCTTTCTGTCAGCGAGTAAAGCTCAGGCGCACGTTTTTAAACAGTACATCATCGACTTCGCAAAAGAGGTGGACGTTGAGCTGAAAGGCGATCCGATGGTGCTGCCTAACGGCGCCTGTCTTTACTTCCTTGGTACAAATGCCCGTACCGCGCAGAGCTATCACGGCAATCTGTATCTTGATGAGTATTTCTGGATACCGAAATTCCAGGAGCTGCGCAAAGTGGCCTCCGGTATGGCGCTGCACAAGAAATGGCGTCAGACCTATTTTTCAACACCTTCCAGCCTGACGCACAGCGCCTACCCGTTCTGGTCTGGTGCCCTGTTCAATAAAGGGCGCCCGAAAGCCGACAGGGTAGAATTTGACCTTTCTCACAGTAGCCTGGCGCACGGCGTTTTATGTCCTGACGGCCAGTACCGCCAGATAGTCACCATTGAAGATGCCGTAAACGGCGGGTGTAACCTTTTCGACCTGGACCAGCTGCGCCTGGAGTACAGCCCGGACGAATACAACAACCTGCTGATGTGTCAGTTTGTTGACGACCTGGCGTCCGTGTTCCCGCTGGCGTTGCTGCAGTCCTGCATGGTTGACAGCTGGGACGTGTGGGACGATTTCGAACCGCTTTTACTGCGGCCGTTTGCATACCACCCGGTCTGGATCGGCTATGACCCGGCAAAAGGAACGCAGAACGGTGACAGCGCCGGTTGCGTTGTCATTGCGCCTCCCGTCGTCCCCGGCGGTAAATTCCGCATCCTTGAGCGTCACCAGTGGCGCGGGATGGACTTTCGCGCCCAGGCTTCAGCGATTGAGGAAATCACCAGACGCTACAACGTGACCTACATCGGCATTGACTCGACCGGCGTTGGCGATGGCGTTTACAAAACGGTTAAGCAGTTTTTCCCTGCCGCGCGTGAGTTTGTCTACAACCCGACCGTAAAAAATGCCCTGGTGCTTAAAGCCTACGACATCATCAGCGGGCGCCGTCTGGAGTTTGACGCGGGGATGCTGGATATAGCGCAGTCCTTTATGTCCATTCGCCGTTCAACCACCGCCAGCGGCAACCGGCCAACCTACGAAGCAGCCCGCACAGAGGAAGCCAGCCACGCGGATTTAGCCTGGGCAACCATGCACGCACTTTATAACGAACCACTGGCAGGAGCTTCCGCCAGTACCAGCAACATCGTGGAGATTTTTTAATGGCTAACCGCAAAAACCGCAGCAAGGCATCGAGCGGCCAGACCGCCACCGATACGGCCAACATGGTCAGTAATGCACATGCGGAGGCGTTTACGTTTGGCGATCCGATCCCCGTGATGGACCGCCGGGAGTTATTTGATTACCTGGAGTGCGTGCAGGTAGACCGCTGGTACGAACCACCGATCAGCATGGATGGCCTGGCGCGAACTTACCGCGCCGCCGTGCATCACTCCAGCGCTATTCAGGTAAAACGCAATATTCTTACCAGTACCTTCATCCCTCACCGCTGGCTGTCTAAACAAGCCTTTTCCCGGTTCGCCCAGGACTTTCTGGTATTCGGTAATGCCTACCTTGAAAAACGCATGAACCGGTTAGGGCAGATCATGGAGCTGCGCGCCTCGCTTGCCAAATATACCCGTCGTGGCATTGACCCGGACACCTACTGGTTTGCACAGTATGGCTACAACTCGCAGCCCTATCAGTTCGATGAGGGAGGCGTGTTTCACCTGATGGAACCCGACGTTAACCAGGAGCTTTACGGGATGCCGGAATACCTCTCCGCCATTCCCTCGGCCCTGCTGAATGAATCGGCCACGCTGTTTCGCCGTAAGTATTACCTAAACGGTAGCCATGCTGGTTTTATCATGTACATGAGCGACCCCGCCGCCGATCAGAAAGACGTGGACAACATACGCGAAGCGCTGAAAAAATCGAAAGGGCCAGGCAACTTCCGCAACCTGTTTATGTACAGCCCGAACGGCAAGAAAGACGGTATTCAGATCATCCCGCTGTCAGAAGTCGCAGCGAAAGATGAGTTTCTTAACATCAAGAATGTGAGCCGTGATGACATGCTGGCAGCTCACCGCGTGCCGCCGCAGCTGATGGGGATTATTCCAACGAATACCGGCGGGTTTGGCGATGTGGAAAAAGCGGCGCGCGTTTTCGTTCGCAACGAACTTACCCCCCTGCAGGGCCGCATCAAAGAAGTTAACGAGTGGCTGGGTGATGAGGTGATACGCTTTGACCCCTACCTGACCGATGAAGACTGACGCTCTCCCGGCCAGCCTTTGATATCAACCGCCCTCCTCCGGGCGGTTTTTTTATTCCCTTGCGCCTATCACACCATCAGAGCGCCTCAGCGCCTCGCTGAGCGGTCCCGAGCTTTCGCCACCTGGCAGCTCACGACGAAACGCAGCGCCTCACCACGACGCAGGCGCGCACGACCAGCCCCCAAAAAATGACCATGCCCGCCCAACATTGAGGCGCCAAAACCACGATTAACCCCAAAACCGCGCGCTCGTAGCCCCGCCACGCCTGCCCGCTTTGTGTAGTGGTTTTCATGCAGGTGCCTGATATAAGCAAAAGCCCGCCAGAACTGGCGGGCTTAGGCATAAACGATCCTCTAACGATCATTCATTTTCATGCAGCATAGTCATGCACGACAGTGAAATCAGTCAAACAGAGAATAATTCGCGTCGAATTCGTGACTTGTTGCCTGTACTTTCGTAATCAAGATTAAATAATCGAGACCCTCAGCTAATGAAACCGGGCGCTCTATTTCAAACCAGAAACAATCATCATAGGTTTTTCCAAACCAGTAGCCTCCGCCGTATTCTTTGAGGCGCTGGAAGAAGACCCACTGGCCGGGAATGATGGTTTCCAGTTTATCGCCCCGATAAACAACCTGATATTTAAGGTCTTTAGAACCCATAGCTAACGCCTCGCATTGCTCGTTGTTCAACCTTGTGAGGGGCAGAACGGTGCTCAGCCCCTCACAACGTTACCTAATGCAACCAGCTGTCGTCTTCCCAGACCTGTTGCATAATTTCCATCACCCGCTTTTTATCTTCGTCCAGTTTTAAACCGCTCAGTTCTACGCCGTTGGCGCTTCCCTTACGTATGCGGATCGCTGTTTTGGGGTAAAGAGGGCGCAGATTGCGGTAAAGCTCTGACTCAAGGGCTTCCAGTGTTGCCTGGCTAATCTTCTGCTCTTTATCGATCATTATTTCAATGCGCATAGAGATCCCCTTAACTGGTGACGTCCATCGTTTGGCTGTATTCATGGTTACGAATTTTTGCCATCAGCTCGTCAGTCAATTCCGACACCCACTGGATCGCAAGCCGTTTCTCTTCTTCGCTGCACTCACTAGCCGCTACAAGCTTGATAAAGAAATCAATACGCTGGAGCTTCAACGACTCCAAAAGATAGTCCTGCATTTTCCCTCCTATCCTCACTACGGGATAAACCAGCCAATATCCCCAGGAAGGGACACTGACGCGCTGTATATATATCCACTGTTTATATATACAGTATAGGAGGATTTTGAGGTTGTAAAATACTTTCTATCAATCAATCAGATGAGTCTGTTTGTTGAAGTTAATCATCAACTTCACTCAGGGCGGTCATTATTGCCAGCCGCTCCGGGTGTGGTAATGCTGCGAACTTTTCCCGCCAGCGCTTCGCCTTGCGTTTAATGCGCTCCCTGTCGTTGTAATCCTTACCCGCAAAGGCGTGCGAGTAGGCCCGCCCTTCCGGGTAATTCATCCAGATTTTCTCTGTGCGCACACCGCCGCGTGTCATGGCCTGAAATTCTTTCTGCCGCCAGCCCGTTAACAGTTCGTCATAAAGCGCTGATGGGTAGCCGGACAAAATCACACTGGCATTTTTTGGCAGGCTTTTAAGGCAGGCCAGCAGCCGCTCATGATCGGCAACGGTATATTCATTGCGATAACGCGCGGCACTGGTGCGCGTTTCATGCAGATAGGGAGGGTCCGAGTAAACCAGCACACGACCGGCGGAGGAAAAATCGAAATCCCTTAAAAACTGCACCGCATCGACAACATCGATAAAAAGGCTATCGCCCACGGCGTCAAGGAAATCAGCATTGCCCTGGCAGAACGCCTCAACCGTCAGGGGATCAATATCAATGCCCCAATTGCGGCGGGCCGGTGGCTTACGCAACATGACAGCGCCACCGCCCAGGTGCGTCTCAATGTAGGTATCATGCGGAGGCATTTCCGCAATAATCTTTTGAAAAACACCGCTTGCGGCCTTGCTTCCCAGATAGGTCATGTATTTTTTCCTCAACTCCTGATTTTGTTTTAATTCACCTGCAGCACAGTCAAAATTGACGTTACTCGATGAATGGCCAGCACTGTCATTTCTGACGGTGAATGACGGAACGCGGTACCACACCGTCAGACCTGACCATGTTGATCACGGGCTATTTCCGCCCTGAAAATGCATGCTTCATTCGGTTCAGAAGGTCATCCGCCTGCTGCTTAATCTCCACAATCTGGGACGGCAGACGCTCAACACCTGCCGCAGCACGATTTCGGACAGTAAGGCGCCCTTCATCAACCGTTAACACCTGATCGCCAAAGGCAACCACCGCGCCAGAAATCAACGAACGGACCATTCCGGCACTGGCATCCACGCCACGCAGAGCCAGCAGCTCACTAATTTGCTTTTCCTTCTCCGTCATAGGGCTGGCTTTTGGCCTCACTTTTACGCGCTTGCTGGATGCCTTTGCCGCTTCGCTCAGCCGCTGCGCTATCACCCGTTTTTCTTTCCGGGATAAAGAGCCAATATCCGCCCAGCTGGCACTGTCATTCATGACCGTGCCGCCAGGATCGGCGCGTTTTTCAACCTCCCGCGGCTCCCGCGTACAGTTATTGACAGAACTCCGAGGGGCGGCGGGGCCGCCTGAAAAATCAAGGTCAAAACCTGAAACGCCGTCAGCCTGACGTTTCGGCACAATTTTGTATTTGGTAGTGCGCGTATGAATCAGCGATTCCGGCCCACGGATCGGGGAGTAAACGCCGGAAATTTTGGAGACGTCATCCCCGTAAAGGTTGCCGTTTTCGGTGACTTCATAGCTGAGGCGCACGCGCAGGAGATCACGGGGAACCAGCGGGCCACCCTGAGCACTCACGTACAAATCCCACGCGCTGCTGTCGGCGGCCTGACGCACTGGCTCAATTTCGGGGTGCAGGACCAGCTCACGATCACCGAGGCGACGCAATTCACGCCACACTGTTACCGGTGCGCCGCCTATCTGCTGGAACTGACGGATCGCCCAGCGAGACGCCCAGGCACTTACGCGGCGCGCCATCTCTTTCAGAGGCTTGCCGGTTTCATCATCTAGATCGTCATCAAGCTGATAGCCATCAATATTTTTTGAAATGTATTTGGCGATATAGCCCGTAGCGCTGCCCTTCTCTTTCTCGATGGGTTTCATTTCGAAGCGGTTTTCAGCGGCGCCAGGCTCATTCCCATCCTCACGCATGGCGTGCTTACGAAAGATTGTTGTTGCTGGTTCGATATGCTCCGGGCGCATGAAAAGCAGGAGGTGCCAGTGCGGGGTTTCGTCGTGGTGAGGCTCAACAACGCGAAAGCCAAACACGCGAATACCATTGCGCAGCCAGGCCGCACGCGTGCGCGCCCATACTTTGCAGAGATATTTCTGCGTTTCACGCGGTGACGCGCCGCTGTATTTGTTGTTCCGGCGCCCGTCGTACTGCATTGAGTGGTATTTGGATGGAGCGGTAAGCGTGAAGAACGCCCCGGCCAGCCCGGCCTCATTCGCTAAATCTTCGAACCCACGCATGCGCGCCATCAGTTCACGGCGTCGGTTGGCTGGGTTGGCAACGCTGCCGGCCACCTTATCAATCAGCGATACGCGCTCTCCGGTGTCCTCATCTTCCAGCTCCATCGCTTTCAGAAATTCGCGGTTGGCTTTCTTTTGCGCCGTCCATTCCTGCAAACATGGGTCACTGCAGTACGGTGCGGATTTTTTATGAACATACCCGGCCGCAACCATCAGATGCTCACGCCAGCGAGCATGCATACGGCGCAGACGATTAAGCCACCACTGCGGAGACTGTAGGCGGGCCACTGCTTTCAGTGCGTCTTCCGCCTCCAGTTCTTCTTTGCAGTAGGCCGTCCAGCACGGGACCGACGTTTTGAGGTGATTGGCAAGAAACCCCATGCGGCCATAACCTGAAAGGGTGGAGAAATGGGGATCGGACGTGCGGGCCATCTGGAAATCAAACTCGCGGTTAAACTCGCTACCCAACAGGTCAGCAAGGTTATGCGCCAGTCGTTTCAGCTCTCTTTTGCCAGCCCAAAGCAGGCGCCAGAATTGTTCACGCAGAGGCAACAAAGCCGCAGGCATAACCCCCTGCGGCAGATACTGCTCGTTGACCTGATCTATACGACTCAGAACGAATCGTTCAAAGGTATTGATTAGCCAGGCATCAGCCGCTTGTTTGCCTTTACGGTCTACCTGTTCAAGTTTTTGAGCATACATACGACGGACAAAATGAGGCAGCGAAGCCAGGCGACGACGAACCGCCCGGCCCCGGTCTGGTGCTTCATCCGTTTCTGCCAGTTCGGCAATCGACAAACGCTTGCGATTGCCGTCCGGCGTCAGATACATGATCCCCGGCGCCGCATCGGCTTGCTTAAAACCGCCGATTGCAGGACGCGGAACATTCCATGCGTAGGGGAAAACGGTGTCAGACATTCTGACACCCCATCATGTAAGCACGGACAAACGCCGTTGCGGCCTCAGCGTTTAGGGCATTTCCGTAAGTTCGAATTCGTCCCACTCTGGAGGCAGCCCCATTAACCAGAGGCTTAAGGCTGGGTTTAACTGGCCGCCACTTTCCATCTCTGCACAACAGCCAGTCAGCATCTCTCCAGAAACCGTTAACCGGACCGGGCCTGCTATCTGTGCTACTACGTCCAGACGGTCTATCGAGATTTTCCCATTGCGAATCCGCCCCCCAGGATATCCCCCCTTGTGATCGCTCGCCGTTGGCGTGGGCCAACCAGCCATCTTGACCAGCTGCGCAAGGCTGCTGCCGGACATTCCCGCGGTAATCCCCTGCCCTCCCCGCCTGCTGTCGCTTGCGCTCGGAGTAGTCCAGCCCGAAAGCTGCGCCGCTGTCTGCAGGTTTAACCCACCCTGACGTCCCGAATTGCTCGGATGTTTCCAGGCATTCGCTGTTGGTGTGGGCCACCCAATAAGCTCGGTCTCTGATATTCGGCGCACCGACGCTCGCAGCCGGAAACGCGCACGCCCCGAAGGCATAGCCCAACGCTTCCACGTCAGCTTGTACAAGGTCGATCCAGTCATTCGCGTCAGAGCTTGCAGATTGTTCGCCAAAGACGACGACAGGGCGGCGCTGCCCGACCAGCCAATGCATGGAGGGCCATAAGTGCCGCTCGTCATCAAACCCTTTTCCTTTGCCTGCCGCGCTGAAAGGTTGGCATGGGCAGGAGCCTGTCCATGCTGGTCGCTCGTCCGGCCAGCCAGCACGGCGCAGGGCATATGACCAAACACCAATCCCTGCGAAGAAATTGACCTGAGTAAAGCCTCGTAAATCGTCGGGTCTGACATCTTCAATACTCCTTTCATCAACTACCCCCGGCATAATGCGACCGGCGGCCATATGGACACGCAACTGCTCAGCTGCGAACGGATCTATCTCGTTGTAATAAGCCCACGCCCTCACGCCTGCACCTCATACTTCACGCTGCAGTCAGGACCGGTTGCAGGATCAAATCCAAGCCAGTGACACGATTTTGAGGTAGCAATGATTTCCACGGCAGACTTACCGTCACCAGCCGCAACGCCCATACTGCGGTTTGCGGTAAGGCGGTGATGGGTGAAATTCCGATAAAGGGAGCGAGTAAGTGGGGTGTCACTGTTTGAAACGATGACCGGATGGCCTTCTGACGAGCGGCGCTCAAGAATAGATGCCAGGCGATACTGATCGTCCTCTGTAAAACCGGCAGTGTGGTAATTACTAAAAGTCCCGTCATAAGGAGGGTCGCAATAAATCACATCGCCCATCTGCAACAAAGACAACGTTTCTTCGTAGTTAGCGCAAACAAAGGTGGCTCGCTTCGCTTTCTCAGCAAATGCGCGGATTTCACTCTCAGGAAAATACGGCTTTTTATAATTACCGAAAGGGACGTTGAATACACCGCTTAGGTTGTAGCGGCATAACCCACGATAACAATGGCGGTTTAGATAAAGAAAATATACAGCACGGTGCAGTCGGTCTAATTGCGGATCGTGGTTAAACGCTTCACGCACACGATAATAATTTTCAGCGACAATAAAACTTTCAAAAACTGCCTTAGCAAGATTAATAAAGTTTTCTGTATCTTCTGCAATAGAACGATACAGATTAATTAAATCTGGATTGATATCTGCGACAAGATAATGAGGATAGTCTGTTGCCATCATCACAGCGCAAGAACCCGCGAAAGGTTCAACCAATCGCGGGCCAGCTGGGAGATACTTTTTCAGTTCGGACATAATGGCGGTTTTGTTTCCCGCCCATTTCAGGATAGTGCTCATACAACGCCTCCGTTGTAGTGCTTGCCTTTTAACTCTGCGATTTCCTGACAGGTCACACAGCACTGCACGCCCGGAATAGCGCGGCGGCGAGCTGGCGGGATCGGAGCATCACACTCCGCACAGAGAACACGGGAAACGCCCGGCGCTTTGGCGCGGGCATTGTTGATATGGCGCTCACGATCTTCCTGTTCGCGCAGCTGGGCGAGGTCCATTGAATCAGCCATTAATGCAGCTCCTGCGCTTCGTTCTGGATGCGTACCGCTTCAACACGAAGCAGTTCGGCCGCCTCGATATGGCTCAACTGACGGGAAACGATGCGCATGGCCAGACTATCCAGACGAGCCGCCATTGCATCAGCGCGGCAACGGCGCTCATCCAGGCGCGTTTCATTTAACAAAGCGAACAGACCAGCATCGTCTGGGCCTGTTTTCGTTGAGTGGGTTTTAGTATTTTTCATATTCATTTCCTCAGAATTCGGGCAAAAAAATGCCCGGCGGGTTTACGCCAAAAAACGGGTTATTTACTCGGATATAGCCCGCGCAACGCGGGCTGTAAGAATCAGGCTTTCTTAAACATTGGGAGCGCTACTGCAATAATCCCCGCTACCAAAACACCATCAGCCAACATCGACATAAGACGGCCCGTGAAATCTACTGCAACAACCAGGAACAGCAGCACACAGATAATGAGACAACGCAGCTTTCCCATTACAGGTACTGGTCCAGTGGCAACTGGAGAGCCTGCGCAATTTTCTTAAGCTGCGCTTCTTCCTCACTGCCGATACCGTCCTGGTCAGCAATATCAAGACACAGGCACAACACGTTCACCGCGTCGTCAGTTCCCGCAACATCCGCCAGTTCACGCAGAGCCTGAGCATTAGCGCTACGCGGTGATGCTTCATAACGGGCGCGGATATTACTGCTCATCTGCGCAATTTCACCGGCAAAAGGCGCAAAGGCTGGCAGAGCTGAAATTGTTTTTTCCAGCACGCCGATTTCTTTCGCGTCACAGGTTCCGTCAGCGTACGCAATGGAATAGGCGCCCCAAACAGTGGCCTCTACCGCGTCGCGGTTTTCCATTTTTTTAACTTCTACAACGGCTTTACGAGCTTTCTTTTTAAAGATTCCAAACATTGTTATTTCCTCATTTTTAGTTGACTGTCTTCACAATGCCCACGTTATGAGCATTAGGCAGGCGTCAAATTAGATATAACCGGCAACCGGAACAGGCTTACTTTTAATTTGGTTGATAATTTCAGCCTGCAAACCTTCTTTAAATTCTTTGCAGCATTCCCATTCAGGATCGACACGCAAAACAGCACCGTCACGGGTTTTAATTTCAAAACCTTCCGCCATATTTGGGATGATCACGCCCAGAATAATTCTCAGCTCATTACGAGACATGTTTCACTCCTTTAATAATAAAACGAGCAATGCGAATAATTAAAAAAGCTGACGGCTTAGCCGCTTTTGTTTTCAGCCCGTTTAATAATTCGGACTGATCGCGGCATGGGTGCCAGCGTTTGCCGTTATCTCCTGCAATCCAGCCGTGGCCGTAGTGCATTGCCGGACTTTGCTTTTTCAGGAGCGAGGCAAAAGAAGGTTCATTTTTCAGCATGACCACCTCACATAAACCCGAAAGTCGCACTGATACCTGTAACCGTATCAATAGTGCTAGCCATGGCTGGGTTAGCCTGCAGACGCGCCTGCATGGATATCGCAGCCAACGCCATAAGGCGGGTGACAGAATTGATGCTGCTGATCACATCGCGGCGCCCAGCTGTTGTCCCAACTTCACCCGACACAGCACCGGCAGCCACACGACCAATTTCAGCTGTCGCGCTCATGACGTAATGCGGGAGTTTTTCTTTTGCCACTTCGTTCGTAGGTACGCACGGCAGGCAATGAATTTGAGCAAGGAAACCATCAACCAGCGTGGAGTCCTCAGTGATATCCGTCAGCAGCCAGATTTCCGGCGGCGTGAGCTGATGGGGCTGCTCAGGGTTAAGCTTGTTGCGCAGCGTCTGGACCTTCATTCCTGTCTGGTCTGCAAGCTTCGCCATGTTGTGGCGCAGTGCGAAAACGCGGCAGGCTTCATCAAAGTGAGGATGTTTGGAAACGCGATAATCAAACATGTTGTAAGTCCTTTTTTATCCCAAAATGGAACTATCAGGCTTGCATTGTGACTTCGCAGCCCTGAGCCGCTTCCATCGTCAAAGCAAACATGTTTATTTCGATGAGGCTGTTAACTCCGGCCTTCTTCCTGATAGGAAGTCGGTTTTCACGGATCATTTGGCGGGCATAGCTTGGCTTGTAACCTGTACGGCGGCAGAACTCATCGAGCGTGATGAATGGCTCAGATATCACAAGGTTGATGCTTGGCCGCATTGAAAGTTGTCGACTCATGATGCACTATTCCTCAGTTTGAGCGCTGAACTCACTATTCAGCACTGTTTAACGCTATTCAATACTTCTTGAATCGAGATGTTAGGATCACAAAACCATTATGTCAACAAACAACTTCGCAAAACAGGATGATTTAAACCTGATTCGAGATTGCATCGCCCAGAATCGCGGTGGGAAAGAGGTCATCGCCCGCATACTTGAGGCGTATGGATTTACCACTCGAATCACCCTCTGCAGGCAGCTCGGCGTGTCTCAAAGCACAATGGCTAACAGGTATGCGCGTGATACCTTCCCTGCGGATTGGGTAATCGTATGTCATCTTGAAACGGGAGCTTCGTTAATCTGGCTTAGCACCGGTTCTGGAAGCAAATTTGTAGATAACAGAGATGACCGCTCCATCCATCTGAAACGCATCGACATCACAAATGGGAACTTAACAACCCAGAATGACGTGATAGTTGACGCTTCAACCATTCCTGAGGGATTGAAATCACCTTTCATTTTGACGTCTGACAAAATTAGCTATATGGCTGATAGCTATGACGGCGAGTTAGTAGATGGTTTCTGGTTTATCGAGATCGATGGCATTGCCAGTGTCCGTGAGGTGTACCGCTTTCCAGCTGGACGTGTACGTATAGAGAATGGAAAGGCATCTTTTGAATGTGCCGTAACAGACGTTAAAGTATTGGGGAAAATCATCAGTAAAACTGAATTCATGGATTAATAGATGCTTTTAGCAATGGAAGTAATCCTAATGATTATCTGCGGCGTTGTCGTAGGAATTAATTTGGGAAATAAAAAAAAGACAAACAGCACTTTGATTAATTGCATGATTGTTGCTGTATTTTTTATCAGCCTTTATTTTATATTCAGGTCTTTACATATCATTGCCGCTCATATTTTTACCGGATTTGCTTTATTCGGAACTATGGGAATACTTTTTGATAACAAGACCAAACCTTCCAATGCAGCGCCTGAGCAGTCAGCAAGAGACCAACCAATACAAATTCCTGCATCGTTGAATTCGTCTAACTATCAACTTATTTCTTTTAGTTACCTCAATGCCTCTAACGAAAAAAGCTTCAGAGAAGTCGATGTGAAAGAAGTAGATGAAGTGCATATTACGGGTTATTGCCATTTACGCAGACAGTTGCGCACATTTCGTATTGATAGGATTGAGGGTCAAGAAATTGTTCTCCGCGACTCTGGCGAAGTCATCAACGTATACGACTGGATTACGCTGCTTTATCCACTTCCAGAGGTGTAACGATGGCAGTAAGCAAATTAAGTAACGGTAAGTGGCAAGCGCAAGTCTTCCCAAACGGCCGCGAAGGGAAACGCATCCGGCGCCAGTTCGCCACAAAGGGGGAAGCCCTGGCGTTCGAGCGCCATGTTAAGGAACAAGCCCAGGACAAGCCGTGGCTGGGTGAAAAAACTGACAAACGCCGTGTTAGGGATTTGGTTACAGCCTGGTATAACGCCCATGGTGTGACACTTGCTGATGGTGAAAAGCGCAAAGGTGCGATGGAGTTTGCCTGTCTCGCTATGGGTGATCCCCTTGCAACTGAGTTCAACGCTAAACTGTTCTCAACGTATAGAGAACAGCGGTTAAGCGGAAAAATAACCCGCTCTGATCGCGTTAAGTCCGTGACTCCTCGTACGGTAAACCTCGAACTGGCTTACTTTCGGGCTATGTTCAATGAACTGAAAAGACTTGATGACTGGACAGCGCCAAACCCTCTCGAAAACGTCAGAGAGTTTAAGATCGCAGAAGTCGAACTGGCCTGGCTGACGGTTGAGGAAGCGACGCGCTTGCTTGAAGAATGCGAGAAAAGCAAAGCTGAGGATTTAACCACAATTGTTAAAATCTGCCTTGCGACCGGCGCAAGATGGGGAGAGGCGGAAGGATTAACGGGTAAACAGATAAGCCCCGGCAAAATCACTTTTATCAAAACGAAAGGTAAAAAAAACCGCGCAGTTCCAATCAGTGATGAACTGTACGAGTTGCTACCCAAAAACCGAACCTCCAAACCACTCTTTACCGGATGTTATTCAGCATTCAGGAGCGCAATTAAGCGCGCGGGGATAGAGCTGCCAGACGGTCAGCTTTCACATGTTCTACGACATACTTTTGCAAGCCATTTCATGATGGGCGGCGGCAATATTCTGGTCTTACAACGCATCCTTGGACATACAGATATTAAAGTCACAATGCGTTATGCTCACTTTGCACCTGACCACCTTACAGAAGCGGTTCAACTCAACCCTTTAAACCTGATAGGTGGCAGCAAAATGGCAGCACAGCGCACCACTATGCAATACTTTTCGACAATATACGAAATTCTATGCGCTTGATTTTACAGTAAATAATTGTTTTTATTGAAATATAGTTCGGACTCATAATCGCTTGGTCGCTGGTTCAAGTCCAGCAGGGGCCACCAAATTTTAGCTTTAGAATCATCCAGTTAAGCCACTCGATTGAGTGGCTTTTTTGTTGTCTGAATTTTAAGTGGCGATGAAATGGCGGTAAATTTTTAACACGACTTTCCTCGGCGCATAAAAAAACCCGCACAGGGCGGGCACTTAGCAGGAATTTATCACAGCCATAATGGCCGCTGACCACCCACAGTCGGGTGAGGTGGAGCGGGAGTTAGTCAGTGTCAGACTCCATCACCGCTGGCGTGGGCGGAAATGTCGTGTCGTCTGACGGGGTGATGACGAGTCGCGGGACATTGTAATTCGCCCCAATCTGGTCGAGATCGCTTCCGGCAGCGTAAGCCAGCATGACCGCACGCGCGGCCTCGTTGACGCGCTGTCGCCAGATAACTCCCCGGTAGGCGTTTTCCTCCAGCAGCTTAACAATCGGCTCTGATTCGAGGATCAGCGTGCGCGCGACTGCCTCCTGTTGTTCCTCCGAGTATAACGAGACGAGGGTCGTCTTTCGCTCTGCGAGGATGGTCTCATAGTCCAGCACTTCCACGATATCAGGCGTAAGGTCAACAATTGCCATAGCGTTTAACTCAGTGGAATGGTGAGGGAAAAGGGCTGGCCGTTAGCCGATCGCGTGCCGGTGATATCGACATACAGCCCGCCGTCGGTCTCCGACCGCTCAAAGGTGATGGTTGTCAGACTGACGCGCGGCTCCCACTTCAGGATCGCGGAATAGCACGCGGCCATAATCTGCAATCGCAGTGCCGGTGTCTGCGGCTGGTCAATCAGTGCCGACAGAAGCGAGCCGTATTCACGGCGCATGACGCACGAGCCAACCGGTGTGACGAGAATGTCGCGCACGCTCTGCCTGATATGTTCAACCTCAGAGATACTGAGGCCGGTCTGGCTGTTCATTCCGAGATAACGCAATGTCATATCGGTGCCCCCGTTGTTCCGCCACTATCGCCCGGGTGTTTATGAAGGTGCAGCACTTTGCCATTAGACGACAGTGACCCGCCAGTGTGCTCGATATTCCCGGACATCGTCCCGCCTTTCCGCACTTCGAGCGTGCCGGTCGTCAGTTTGTTGGTACACACCACCTCGGGTGTATTGAGAGTGATACGGGTCGAGGCTCTAACCAGCACCACCGGCACGGTGGCTGTAATGGAATCCGACACGGTGACATTGGCGGTTTTGATACCTGACACGGTGAGCGCGCCGCTTTCGGGTTCGTACTCAATGACAGCGCCATCGGGAAATGCCACATGTAACGCATCAGGTGAGGCTGATGGCGCAGGATGGTCGTCTGAGAAAATGCCTGGTAGCACAAAGGCCGTATCGAGTTCACCGCCGATGGCCAGCAATAACACCTGCTCGCCGATGGACGGAGCCCACCACACGCGAGAGCGACCGGCACGACAGGTGAGCCAGTTAAGCCAGGTGGTTTGCATGCCGCCGGTCTGGACACGACACAGCCCCTAGTCGTGGTCGACGTTGGTCACGATGCCGGTGCGGATGAGGTTGCGGATCGCGCGTGCGATTTATTGTAGAGAATTTAAATTATTCATACGGGAAGGATGCCGCTGGGAAAGGCCAGCGGCAATTAGGGCTGGATGTATGACTTACAGCACAACGATTTAAAAAGTAAAAAGGTCTCTGAGAGTAAATACGGGGTAAAGCAGGACATTCACAAAATTATCGACATTACCCTGAGAAGCAGAAAACATAACACCCGATAAGAAAACATAAGCAAGATACCCTCCACCTATCGACCTGACACAATATCTGAATATATCGTTGCCATCCCTTGCAACTGTGCAACCAAAGGCCAGATAAAAACCAAGGACAATTAAAGCAGGGCATGCAATGCTCGACACAATAATCAGCAGAAAACTCCACTGTTGTGTCGATGAGGTAGATATCAACCTAAAACCACTACCAAAGACAGACTCAAAAATCGAGTACAACTGAGGATAAAGGTGACTGTAATGAGCTATAGCTATTGATGAGCAATAAAAAATCACACTTAAAATGATGGATGCCAGAAGGTACATGACATCCCATCCCCTGTAAAAGCCATTAGCCCTAATCGTATAAAACACGCCAACAAGGCTTAGCAATGGAAGAATGAATACCAGTGAGCTGAGGAGGTTGACGTAAAACGGAGGAAACATATGAAATGTAATCGCCATTAAGAACGCGCTCAACTTCACAGAGAATGCCATCTCCTTTCTGACGCCTGTCATTGCTTGAGTGAAGATAACAGTATTGTTATCTCCATGGATGTCAGGGCTTTGGTTCCTGACATCGTTGCGCAGATTCAGATTAACCCTGGCAATTTTAAAACTGAATATTGCACCAACTGAAAGTGCAACCAGCGATCCAACACTAAACAAACTTTCAAACATTCCCTTTGCCTCTGCGTAATTATTAACGCATAAAGAATAATAAGCTCCGTATTTACCAGTCAAGATGAGGCTGACCACATAAATAACAGCTCCTCATGGCTTTGAGATATTTAAATTGACCTTAAAAACCAGTAATCATCAGGCTTTGCTAACTTTTTAAATATTCGACAATAATACTCTCAATACGTTGTTTATCCGTCTGACTAAATCCGAGTAACTGGCGCTCTGCATACTGAAAATCCTGAGCGTGCGCGTTTGGCCGGTCTTTGAGGCCGTACTGATGGACACGCGCGATACGCTGCACTTTTCCGGTAAATTCCACCACAGCACCGTTTTCACGGCCACTGGCTTTCATGTACCGGTTAGTGCGTAGTTTTTGAAACATCGCCCGTTTAATTCGACCTTGTTTGGCTCTCAGTGGCTGGCGCTTTCGCGCCTGATACGGTGAGCCATCTGGGGCTTTTTGCTGTTTAATACGTTGCTGTTGCGCCGTTCTGAGTTGCTTCGCAATCTCACCGGCAAGCTTCCGGCGCCCTGCGGGTGACAGGGCGGCAAGCAGCCCGGCGAGCTTGTTATCAAAGGGTTTAAAGTCACTCATCCCACTTGCTCACCAGTTCGCCGTTGATATAGAGCTCTTTTGGACGCGTGACGGGTTCAGGCGGTGGCGGCTCCGGGGCATAGCTCACATGCAGCGCGCCGTTTTCCTCCCTGATGATGGTGCGCTCGGTGAGCTGGAGGCTAATGCTGATATCAACCGTATCACCGTCGTTTAAATCCATCTGGAAGCGGTAGCCCTTTTTATGCCCCTCATCGAGCGTGCAGATATCCGGCTGGTTTTCCCTGAGCCACGCGGCTACCGGCACGAAAATCAAATCAGGGTCGCCTACGAAATCGCACACGATCACATTCAGGGTGTAAATTTTCTCGTGGGACAGGGAGGCCGCGAGCCGTGCATCGATATTCCCCTCGTCGGCAAAAATGCGCATCATCTCGGGGTTGGTTTTAAGCTGCGGGATGGCGTCAGTTAGCGCTTTTCGCAGGCTGGTTGCTTTCTTCATCGAGTTTATCCTGACAGGCTTTGACGGTTTCAATCTGTAACGCGCAGGCTGCGAGCGCGTGCTCAAGCCTGCGGATATCTGCACTCAGGTCGCCATTAGTGGCCGGGTCGCTTCCCGGCATCGGGCAATAGCTCACTTTCGGGCAGGCGCTGTAAACAATGACCAGCGGAGGCGCAACCGGCGCGGGTGTGCAGCCTGCGCACAACATCAGGCAGCTCAGCGCTGTATGCCGAAAGCCTTTCCGAGATTATCCAGTAGCTCATACCCCGTTCCGCTGTGGGTGAAATGTGGGATCGGACGGTCTAAATAATCTGCATCCGGCACGCTGAAGGTCAGGCCGCTGTGCTCTGTCAGCCAGCTGGCCACTTCGCGCAGCGTGGGGGGCTGGAAGGAACATGGCCAGAGGCGTTCGAATACGCCGACCAGTTTACGAACAAACAGACGCTGAAAGCCGTTTTCAGCAGGTTGCGAGCGTTCCACGTACCCGGTAAACCAGCGCAACACCAGATCGGTGTATCGACGCCGCAGTCTGGCTGGATATCCGCTGCTGAATCGCCTGGCTGATATGGGGCAGACCTTTGCCCGGTGGATGCAGCTGTTTCCCAATATCGCACGGGTACGCCGTGAAAACTTACACGCGGCTCATCGGGTCATTGACCCGACCGCAAGGGATTTTTAAATAAATATTTATCTATCGACTAAATTTCCCCTTGTCCCAGCTCTCGCCACGGGCCGTTAAGTCAATTGACGGCGCGGCCGCTATTCCCTCAGCATCATAAAAAAATGCGGACGTTGTAAAGCTGTACACAGTGCCGTGAACAGTAAATGAGATATTGTTGCCTATGCCTTCAACTTTTGCGCGGGCGGTATTCGCTGTAAGCGTGGGCGCGATATGTTGTTTTTCGAGAGCCACCAGCGGATCACCGTCAATCTTACTCGCTAAAAAATAACGATACACTTCCCCGGTGGTCATGTTCGAGCCGTCATACTCAGTAATGTATAACCAGGTCCGGGGCGTGAGCTGGCGAACTTGATATAGCCGATCACTAACAGTTAAACGCTGTATATGTTGGAAATAACAGTACCCCGCGACCGCCAGGGCCATAAGAATAGTGGCGATCCAGTGCAGCGTCCTAAAAGTGATGCTGTTTAACAT